TGCTAAGATTTCTTTGAAATTTGGAATCATTATTCTTTTGCGTGTTTATTCTTATATAATTATATGATATAAATATAATTTTCTAATCTATTACTACTAAATTGTTGTAATTAGTTCCTTCATATGCACGGACAGGGAATCCACCCTCCTCCATAACCGTCGGCAAATGATTTAAAATCCCATTCCTTTCGCTAGGATGGGTATCTATAAGGAACGCATCATAAGTATAAAGTACCATTTTTGATTTTTTATCACTCAGATAATCTAACACCTTTGGTATCTTCATATAGTTCACTTCAGTTTCTAATGCCTGAAGAAGATAGTTGAATACCTTTTGTTCAGTCGCTCCCTCAATTTTTGAGAAATGTATTTCCCTCTTATAAAGAGGCGTCGTCAAACGACCGGAGATTACGAACTTTTGGTATAATTCCCTTATGTACTTTTCTACTTCCCTAAAGAATGGAATCCCCCTAGCGTTATCATCTAACCCCCCATATAGATAAGTAAATGTTATCTTCTTTGCTGTTTCGTAATCACACCCATATAAATCCGCTAAGTGTTGGTGAGCGGTAATCCCTTTTGGAAATTCATATCGAATCATTTTGGCAATCAAACGAATGTGATATGATTCATAATCGAATTGTAAGAGAGTACCATCCCCAAATCTACTAACGAATAGTTCCCTACTCCCATCGCCCTTATTTAAGGCAGAATAGTTTACATTGAGATGTCTATTGGAAGGTCTACCCGTAGTTGTGTATGGATTGTATTGTGTGTATACCTTACTATCCTTAATGTAAGCCGGATTGAAGCTGAAACTATCAATAAATTTTTCTTCTTCGACTTGTACCCCAGCCCCCTCCAGCCTCCCTAACTCTTTTATGGAATCTGAATAAATACGATACCAACTCTGTCGATTTTGTATATCAGGAATTCGTTTTAAAACCTCATACCATTTCACCAAAGGGATACAGTCATTCAGTTCTATATAGTCGCTTCTATGCCCCTTAAAAACCTCAACAGCGAACTCATTGAATATGAATGGTTTACCATACTCTTCAAAGTAAACCCACTCATAATCCAATCCTTTTGATTGAATATAGCGATTACCCAAAACTAAGGTATCTTCGTTACAAATCTTATGTAATGGAAATTGTGAAACCGAACCGGCATCAATGTGTTGGAAATTTAAAATAAAATCCGTATCTTTGGTTCGTATGTATACAAACGAAATAGGAAACATCAACTCATGTCCCTTTGGGGAACTCCAAACAGGCACTACTAATGTAACATCCTTCGGATTGATTAATTGTAAATCGGTATTTGACTCTATTAGGTTCATAGAGTACAAAGATAATAAAAAAAATTGAGATTACAAAACTTTATTTATGAAATTGCAATATATTTGGAAAATACAATCCCGTATTCTTTATAACATTAGATGCCAACCCAATCGATGCTCTATTGGAAGTTCTTACTCCCATGTCATCCAAAGTACCATCTACTTTATATATTGGGTCAATTGGACCTGTTATTCTCCATCTCATACCATATGTCAGCCAATATGGATTTTCTGATAATTCTTGATAAGTATTCAAATTTACTTCATACACAAATCCATTAATATCATTAGCTTTCTGAACAATATATCTTTGAATAAACCCTGATTCATAATCAAATTTATCAGGAGTTGGTACAATTGTATTTGGAATATCCAATGAATACAATTTTTTATCACTTATTAAATCTTTGTACATATTATTCGCTATTTAATCGGTATCCTGCTTCAATAGTGGTTTTCCAACCATTTTCGTTTATCCCCTGCTTAACATTTGTTATTTGGAAATATCCATTCATATTATAGATTTCGGGAACACCTTGTATTAAAAAATATTCTCCACAACTTAATCCAGACATCCCATCTATTCCAAATGATATATCCAAATAAGTTAATGCGGATACATTTGCTTTTTTAGTAATTTTATTTTGTATTAACGATGCATCTTGAAAAATCATACCAACACCTGTTTTATCTTCAGGTGTTAATTTAAATCTTAGAAATTTCTCTTTTAATACTTCAGCCATATTTTTCTTTTCCCCATCTGCATCTTCTTTTTTTTCGTTTGGTACAACCCCAAGTTTAGCTTCTTGCTCTTTATTAAATTCGGCTGCATCTTTAACAATTTCCATTTCGATTACATTAACTGAAAAATATCTATCTGCATTTTTTGCATATGATAAATCAGCTGACATATATTCATCATTGTTGGCCGCAACTGAGCCACTTTGTGCTGTTCCTGTTTTTAATGCTTGATTTAATGCTAATTGTGATGAGTATAATGCTTGAGCTTGTGCCAATGTACTTAACTCCATATTAAATGAAAATTCATGCATTATAGAACCACTTGCACCAGCTTTAAATCTATATATGTCTTTTTTATCAGCACTAGGATTGAGTACATTAAGTTTTCTATCAATTATAGTCAATGGTTCGAATGAAGCCGAATCATCCGATTTGGATAATTCTAAACTACATAAACCATACATAGAGCCATTAATTAATCCCAATAAACTATTCATAACATCGGCTTGTGTATAAGCACCATTATATAAAGTTACAAATGCATCATATTTCACAAATACATTTAATAAGTTACCACATACAGATGGAATTTCTATTGGCTTTGCATCATCATCGTATATTACAAATTTTTGTGCTTTAGCATCTTGTGATACATTAAATTTATATCCTCTAATTAATGCTTTAACAGGCTTAGCTTTATCACTTGTATCTAATATGATTATATCTTTTTTCTTTTCATCTGTTGCCACCTTTATGTCTGGCAAATATCCAGGTATAATCACATCTTCAGTCGATGACATGATATATTTATCCGAATTAATTGGTATAATTGGAATTTTTTTGGCAGAATCTTCAAAATATAAATTTGTAGCTATTTTTTGTTTTGCAACTGAATATCTTTGACTATTATTTATTATATGCAATATCAATCTAACAGAGATGTACATATTTTTTGAAAATGTGGTATCTTTTTGGGTCGTATTCAACATACCCCAATTAAAAAATTCATTTTCCCATTTTTTTGCATCACTTAATATGCCAGTTGTTCCTGCTAATGTTTTTAAATTTATATCAGCCGCAAGTTTATTAACCCAAGTAGAATAAGTTGCAGGTTTTTGTTTATTGTTTTTCTTTTTAGTCTGACTATTATCTACACCTTGCTTAGTTGGCATCCATAATTGCAATTCATTTCCAGCTGATACAGTCAAATTAATGTTATAAGTACCATCTGCTTCAGGACTGAATGTAAAGTTTGTTACTTTTCCAGCCATAAAATCATAATCACCATTTGTATCTTCTAATGTTTTTAGATATGCCGTTTTTGCTGCTTGATATGAATCATTTTTATGTGAAAAAATTTCAAAAAATGCTTTTTTATAATCTTCGTATTTCTTTTTTGCAAATAATTTAGAATTAATTACATTTGGAAGTGGAATGTCTTGATTATTACTTAATTGACCTAAGTTTACTTTCCTATTTATATCAGTATTATGTCCATATTCCAATACCACATTCATTGATGGTCTTAGAAAAAACAATTCAAACATTTCTAATTGCTTTAAAGTAAATACTTTTATATCTACTCTAGCCTCTTTCAAAGTATTATTACCACCATCCGTATCAATTTCTAATTGAGTTATAATCGGAGTAGATACTCTCCTATTAGTTTCACCATCCACTACAATTTCTTTACCATTTAAATCATATCCTACAATCGTTTTTCCAGTTTGATATAGTTTTGGTATATCGCTAGTATTAGTTACAACACATCCATAATATGAATTTGCGGGAAACTTTTGAGATTGTATAGCTGTTCTAACGGCATCTGGGTCGCTTAATTCATTAGTTACCACAGCTGCTGAACTTAGCATTATAAATGGAGAAAGTGTATTTAGAGCTTGAGGATTACTTTCTCTAATTTCTAATTTCTTTCTAATCCAAGGTTTTAAAGGGGATAGATATGGAAATCCTGGCATAACTTATTTATTTATTGTTTCTAAATCATTCAATATTTTTGATAAATTACCAGGTATTCTTAATTGTAGACCTGGTTCAATTGAAAGTGAAGCATCATTTAGATTATTAGCAGTTGCTATTATCCACCAAAGTGATTGGTCATTATAATATTTGCTTGCTAATATATCTAATCTATCACTAGTCTCTGAAATAATATATAAATCATTATCAGATGGTTTTATTTTTGGATATATCAAACTTGCAATATACTGCTTTTTAGTATTATTGGTTATTAAATTTTTAGTATATGTGTATCTATTTGCCATTCAAATTAATTTTCATCTTCATATTGAGATGTAGTTGAATAATCTAATCCATCAAAGTTATATTTATAAACTTTTACTCCAGAAGATTTCTTACTATCTACAACCGAAGGATTTTCAATTATTTTCATTGAAAAATTAACATCTATTACCGTTGGATATGCTTGTGCAAAATATTCATCTTTTGTACTAAAATTGGGGTCAATGGATGCCCAACTTACATTATCTTCTATTGAAAATGATAAGTTGTCAACAAATCCAAAAACATTCTTATACAATCCACCAATACTTAAACTAATAAAATTAGGCGAAAATGCATATTGAGAAGATTGTTTATCATTTCCATATGTCATTTCGGAAATTTCATTATACGGAAAAGCCATTTCTTTTAATGAATTTAAATTCATTATCATACTATACTTTTCTTCTTCCGTTAAATAATATAATTTTAAATTGAATTTTAAACTTCTTTCTACTCCCTGATATCTATGTACTTTAAATGGAGAACCTATGTATCTAAAACTACTCCATTCAGGAGAAATATCTTCACTTATACCAGTTACTGCTCCTGGAAAAACTAATGTATAATTTTTACCATATGGTTTTATTTTAACATAAGTTGCTCCTAATGTTGCATTTTCTTTTAATGCATTATCTAAAGCTGAATCGGTTGGGTAATATCCACTAAGTAATAATTCTTTATTAAAATTATCTAATGATATAAATCCTTCTCTTTTTTCTGCTTTTACTGCAATATACTCTTCATTATTAGTGATTGAATTATTGATTTTATCATATGTAGTAAAATATTCAGAATTTTTTACATGTCCATTTTTAACATTTCCGTTTCCTGAATCCCTTCCACCTTTATATAATTTACCAGCTTCACCAAGTTTAGCGGTTGGGGTAGTTGCCGGTTTTAAATTCTTTTTTCTTTTACTAGTCAACACCCCCGTAACAGCTTTAGTAATTGCCTTTTTAGCTGCTGCTGTAGCTGCTCCAACTGCTTTAGCTCCTATTTGATTTAAATCTCCTTTAAGAATGCCAGATAATGCATTTGGACCGGATGGGAATTCACTTATGAAATATTCTTCACCTGCTTCAACTGCATTTTGTAATGCCGAATGGTCACCTACTGATGTTGGTAATGTACCTTTAGTAACAGGTGCTCCTGTTTTTGATTCAAAAATTGTATCAGAAGGTCTATTTGCCGAACCACCTAAAAGTGCACCTAAACTTAATTTAGGAGGTTTATTACCATCCACTTTAGCATTATATACAGCTCCTCTTGTTGCTAAACTTCTTGCCGGGTCAACAGTTCCTTTTAATGATATTCTTGGAGTTTCCGTTCCATAGATTAATGGAGGAGTTACTAATTTTTTATAAAATAATACT